TGCCATTGTAACAAAAAAAAGGTAATTGCTCAAAAACTGCTATAAGCGTTTTTTGGCGATCACCTTTTGTATAATCTTTAGCCTCCAGCCATAACTCATAAATATAATCCCAAATATCTTCTTTAGTTTTTACATTTATTTTTTCACGCTTCCCATCTTTAGCCATTATATCTATAAAGCTATATGGAATCTGCACATATGGAGAATTTTGATCTAATTCATCTATTAATACATTTAACTCTAATTGAATTATTTTTTTTTAGATAAATCCTGCGCTAGCTTGATCTTTTCCACTAACTCATCCTGCTCTAATGGAGAAAGCTGTTTTATTACGTTATCTGGAGGCGCTGCTCCATTAGGTTCCCAGCCTTCAAAATCTCCACCACCTATACCACATCTTAACCAGGCTAATTTAGCTTTATTAAGATTTTTAATAGTAGATACTACACCATTATTAAATGTAACTTCAGGTATATCATTTAGATCAGCTACCTGATCCAGAGTTAATTCTCTTACTTTTATTTTACGCTTACTTTTTAAGACTACATCTATCATATTAAGTCATTACTATAGTAGCTAAATTTGAAGCCGCATCAGCGCCTAAAGTGGCTTTAAATGGCACATCAATAAAAACACCTTCATCAGCCATATCAGGAGTAAATCCAGTATATCTAGCAGCTGGTATTGTTATGCTAAAATCAGCACCATCACCTACTACTATAGCCTGCGAGCTTCCAGCTCCACCTTTCCAATCAGTTAAAAAAGTATGAGTTAAAACATCTAATTTAACACTAGCTGATCCTGTGATCTCAAATTCTGTACCTCTTACATAACCATCAGTTTCTGCGCTTGATCCCTGGAATCCTACTATATTAGCTGGATTACTTATTGTCAAGCTAAACGATTTCATAGTTACCGCATGGCCTCCCATTGTGGTAGTGGTACAATCAAATAAACCTTTTTCAAAGTTTGAAGCAGCTGCTGAACCTGTCAGCGCTGAATCTTCTATAACTGGCTTATATCCACTCATAAACTGGCCGCTCATGTGCATACGCCCAGAATCAGTACCCATATCCATAGATATAGTTAAATTTTGCAATACTGCGCTGTGCATCCTGTGATCAGTAGCGACTATAGTATTTGGAGATGTAGGTGCTAAAAGTAAAATATTAGCTACGTTATCACTTGTAGCTAAACCATGAGATAAGTCCTCATCTTTTGTAGCAGCATCTGTAATATTTATAGGATCAGCAGCAGCATCTATACCTTTTCCTATTACTAAACTCAATAAAGTTTGCATTACTACTTCATTTTTAACTAGATAATCAAAATCCCAAGTAACTTGACCATAACCATAAGTTTGAACCATATCCTCATCAGTTATAGCTCTTTTCCCTGATTTCAGCGTTGCATTTTGCTGAATCATTCCATCATAGTTAATAGGATTTACAGTATCTAATTCCATAAATAAATTAGTTCCTGATACCATTGAGTTAGTAGCTGTATTAGAACCTAAAGCTACTGCGCTTAAATCTTGTTTAGCTACTACGCATTGATACTGTTTACCTGAAAAATTCTTACTCATTTAAGACTCCTCGGAGATAATATTGTTTTTTAACATATAATTAAATTGGCTTCCTAAATCTTTTTCTTCTAAAGCCTCACCCTCTATAAGTTTTTTAGCATTTTCTTCTGATATACCTGTTAAAGTAATATCGCTAAAATATACGCTAACATCTGCTATAGCTTTATACTTTGCTTTTGAATTTTGCTTTTTATTGGCCATTTTATTGCTCCTAATTTAATTTAAAACTATTTTAATATGAAAGTAATTTAATGTCTTATAATACATTTAAAAGAAATAGTAGATTTTGTAAGTCCGTCTATTTCTTCTTCATCATCTAAAAAATCATCTATAATATAATCTTCGGCCACTCCATTTATCCAGTTTAAAGTGTTGCCGCCAGATGTAATTTCTTTATGAGCATTATTAAAAAGCAGCTGGACCAACCTCTCTGTATCCTGGAATAATTGCTTATATGTATTTTCATTGTGATTTTTATCTATCATATATAGATCTATTCTGGCTGTAAATTCTCTGTTCATATCTTGAGCAGTATAATCTAATAACTCTGATTCATTTAACCAGATCTTGATCTGAAATGGATCACTATGTTTTATTTTTGGAGAGATATATATTTTACCATAATCAAATTCACTAATTAAAATATCTCTTAACCCATCTAAAACAAAATCAAAACTTACATTTTTATATGTACTATTTAAAACTAATCCCATTATCTTCTAACCATTGTAATAGTTCCAATTCCAGATGGAGCAGATGATCCTAGATTTGCAGAAAACACCTCTACCTCATACTCATCCTCCTCAAAGGCTACAGAGTTATCCGCAACTCCGCTAAATCTTACATATAAGCCTCCACTTAAAACATCATAATCTCCAGTAATAATTTGATTTTCTATAACTTGATTATTTTTTAGCCCAGTATCGTTTTTATTCCATACTGAATATTTTGCAGTACCTATTGCGGCACTAGATCCAGATCCTCCGCCATCTACATACACTTTTAATTTAAATAAATCATAGCCAGATCCAATATACTGGCCCTTTAATTCTACTGGCCTTACTGTACTGTTAGCATTTACAGAAACCTCTCTTATAATACCATTTCTGGAGTCCTCGGTCCTATCTGTAGGTAAAACAATAGTACCAGCGTTTAAACCATCTAATATTTCATTATATTCAGCTTTAAATGAATCAATAACCTCACTATTAGGATCATGTGCAGTAAGTAAAAGTATAACAGCCTGTAATGCTGTAGCTCTTTTTATGATCTCTGGATAATTACCCTCTCTATCTTTAGAAACCTCTTTAGCTAATCTGGCATCTATTCTACTTTCTAGTAATCTTGAAGCCTGCCTTCTTATTCTGGTTTTAATATTTTCCCAATCATCACCAGCTTCTATTATCATATCATTAGGATTAGCTGTATTTATAAATAATTCTACTGAATCATTTCCTGGTGAGTATCTAAACTCATAATTAGAATTTGGATCATCTGTTACTGCTGTACCTTCTATACCATCAAAAAATAACGTAGTTATTTCACCTGTATTGTATGATTTATAAAAATTAGATGTATCTGTTGTAACAAAGCTATATATCCTGCGCTTTAAATCAAATTCAGATATACTTGGATATACATCCATTAAATCTCTATCTGTACAATATTCTATACTAGACGTTGCTGCCATTTATACCCCTTTTACCATGCTTTGCAGGACCAGTACCTAGCTTTAGTTTTAGGTCCTGGATTAGCGCAATTATGCCTTGCTCTAAAAGATTTTCTGCGAGCTGGGCTGTTCTTTTTAATTCTCATATTAGGATCACCAAACATAACTCTTTTAATTGATCCGCTTGGAGTCCTTACATAGACTTGTGATTTTTTACGACCATATCCAGGCTGGCCCTTCCTGATTGCGGAAGGTTTATTTAATCTAACTGATCTGCCTTTATATTTAGCCATTTCATTTTTTCTTTTTTTTAATTATCTTTTTCTTTTTTTTGGATTTACCCATTTTTTTGCCGCCACCATGATAAGGCATAATATCTCCTTTATTTACCTACTTTTCTCATAGCAATACTATGAGATTGTTTAAATGTTTTTCCTCTCCTCATAGCTACAGCCATAGATCTTAAATGAGCTTTTGTATGATGAGTTTTATGTTTTGACATAAGCTTTTTTTGAGCTGCGCTTAAACCTTTTAGGCTAATACCTTTTAAATTTTTTGCCATATATTAAGCTCTCCTAACTCTTGATCTAGTTTTTTTAGAATAGCTTGCTCTTTGTTTACCTTTAGCAGATGCAGCTCTTTTTCTTCTATTTTCGTAAGCTTTCTGGCCCTTTGTCATAGATTTCCTTACAGATTTAGGTAAATACCTGCCTCTTTTAGATCTAGGCTTTTTTTCATCACCTTTAGTTAAATATCCCCAATCTTGTTTGGTCCATTTTTTTAATGATCTTTGTGATTTTTTGAGAGCCATTACCTATAACCTCCACCCCTTGCCTTATATTGCCTGGCTAACATTTGGGCCTTGCGAGCTGACCATTGGCCAGGCCTACCGCCTTTAGATCCTGCTTTAATCTTATAAAATAAGCGCTTTCTCATAGCAGGCTTTGTATAGTTTCCTGCTTTGTTTACTGTGCTTTTCCTTCTGGTCCTTTTAGCCATTATCTTAAACCTATAACCTCTATAGTTGTATAAATTTTACTATTAGCGCTTCTAGCTGAAATTTGTTTTATTGAATTTGCAGAAGCATCAGCATAAGCATTTTCTCCGCTATGCGCTGATCCATAAGCAGCGCTTACTGTAAACTGTGCATTTTTTGGAGCATTAAATAGATCTATAGCTCCAGTTCTATAGTCTATGGTACCATTACAAGCTCCATGTATATTACCATGGCCATCATCATAAAACATTTCACCTAAATTTGCAGATGTTACTCCGCTAGATCTATCAATAATTGTATCTTGTGGTAATCGTGATGCTACTGGATCTTCTATATCACCTACAGCTGGAAATCTACCTACACCAAATGGAGTTGTTCCAGATGATGGTGCAGATATAGATATAGCAGATGTAGATAAATGTGATCCAGATGTAAATCTTAAATCTCCATTTACTATAGAAACAATAATTTGTTTTTCAAATAGCTGATTAGTTGAAGCATTTGGAACATAAAAAGCGGCATTCAGCGCATCCTGTATTTTTCTGATAACCCCATCATTTGATCCGAAACGAGTATTTGTTGATGTAGTAAAAGATAGAGTATGATCTGATGCGCTACCATCTACCGCTATATCAAAAGCATAGGTAGTTGAAGCATCTAAACCTGAATCTGTAGCTGGTGTTATTCCAGATAATCCTATTTCCTGATAGCCCTGGTTATAAAACTTTCCGCTGAATGATCCAGGAACCAATCCATCTGCTACGCCTTCTGTTCTCGCATATCCAAAAAAGTTATGAGCTAAAAACCTACCAGATCCATCCGTTTGAGATACAGAAAATTTATCAAAATCAGCATGAGCGTTAAAAAATGGAAATCTTAATGCAGCATTATCTGAATGTGATGCGGGTGCAGATCCATGGCTACCTCTTATAACATTTAGATCATTACCGCTAACATCTGTAACCTCCATGATTTCATTATTAATTCTTATCAAATCACCAACGTAAAAAAAGCTTCCATCATCTACAGTTATAGTTTTAGTAGTATCATTTATAGCTCCATCTAGTAACTGCGCATCACCAGCCGCTGGATTATCTACCGCTACATACATATTAGCATTTGGAGCTACATTATTTAATACATATCCAGCACCCCCACTATTTACATCAGTTCTAAAATTTATTTGTCTTAAATTAGGTAACAGAATAAAATCACCAGCACCTAATAAATAATTTTGATGGGAATCACCAGTAACAGCATCAGGAGCAGAAGATCCATCACTCCATTCATTTGTTTGAATTTGCACTTCAGCACCAACTACGCCAGCATTTCTTATTAATAAAGTTTTAGCATCTTTTATACCACCTTGGACCGCTGTGGTACTTGGTTTTAAAAGATCTATAAAAGTATTATGCGAAAGGCCTGCGCTTAATTCTTGATTAATTTTAAACATTTCTACATACTCTCCAGTTTTTATTTTTTGTAAATTTTCATCTGGAGTTTGTATGCCTAAAGTTGTTGTAAATCTTGCCATTTTTTTATCCTATCTTATATTATACACTAGGTTCATGTTTACGGAATAGTCAGAATTAGTACCATCAGATTTTATGAATGCCATAATTACTTTACCTGCATCTACATCAGCAGTAGATACTGTTAAATCCTGATAATAAGCCTGTTCGTACCCTGCATTTGTTATAGTAGAAGGAGAAACACAATTTTCTACACCATTAGATAGATCTCCACCTGTTGCGCTATTAGATGTATCAATATCATAACTCATTACGCTAAAATTTACAGTATCACCTGTTGCAGCATCTGCCGCTACCCATACAGAGGCTGATTGTATAGTAATATTAGCAGGCACATAAAATATTGAAGAAACAAGATCATCAGCTTCAGTAGATAGAGTATATGATGTATCAGGTGTTGAGCCTGTACCAAGAGTTAGAGGAGCAGCTGTTCTACCTTGACCACCTGAATTTAGAGCAAAAAATCTACCAGCTGCTGTTGGCGTTCCCATAATAGAGGTTATGCCAAAATGATGTATTTGAGTATTAACAACAGTTTGTGTTGATCCTGCCTTAACTAAACTATTAGTAGAATCTACTGTAAATAATACAGTTCCATTACTAGACCTTACAAGGAGAACAGAGGTATTATCATCATTTGCTGGGCGTACATGAAGGCTATCATCACTTAAAGATATAGCGCTTTCAGTTCCTTCTCCATCTTTAACTTTTATAGTGCCTGTACCTATACCATTATTAGAATTACCCATCTGCAAAATATCTTTATATGTACTTGCTTTTGTTTTACCTGTAAAGCTCATTTAGTAACCTCATATTCTAAAACTACTGTAACATTCGTATCATATGATGGATTAGTAGGCTCAAAAGAGAAAGCTACTATATCACCAGCATCAAATGTATTATTTTTATCCCTAAAATCAAATTCAGCTGTAGTATCATCAGCTGGCATATCTACTGCTACTGTTGCGCTTTGTGTTGTATTAGGTACTTCAGTTCCGTCAGATGATTTGTGGTATCTAACTGTCGTAGTACCAGTTGCTGCTTCACTCCTTGCAAATACTTTTAAAACTCTACCACTAAAAGGAGTTATCATGGCAACAAATTCGTTTCTCGATGATGTTGTTGTTTGTTCAAATACATAGCCATTTAGAGGTATATATACTTGTGTTGATGCTGAATGGTAGAAGCCAGTATTAATTATTGAGATGTGTTTTTCAGTTGATGTAGTTATTGATCCAAAAACATTTAGATCACCTATTACATCTAACGATTTTGTCCTAGTTTTATTAGTAGATAATTCTAAACCAGTTAATGATCCATCTAAATCCTTAACTGGCTTCAAATTACTATCTACACTTTTTTCTAAATTAAGACTTTTCATTTTTTTGCTTTTCAAGCTTATCTTCTAAATTTATTTTCCAAACTTTTAGACTATCCACCTCATTTTGAAGATCCTTTATTTTTCTATCAGCATCATTTTCTTTCTCAACATAATTTAAAACTTTATCTAATTTAAATACTTGAAGCATATGGTCCAAAACCTTTGGCAATACATAACTTTTAAACCATTTAGCTAAAAGTATTTGAGGTAACATTATTTTTTACCTATCTCTAAAAAAGCAGCTTCCATAATCTCTAGCATTTTTTCAGCAAGCTCTGATTCATGCTTTTCTGAAACTCCTGGTATATCAAATTTAGATGCAATTAATTTTCCTAATTTAGCTTTATCTTTAAATAAAACTCCTAAAACAATTTTTTTCATTACGTTAAACATTTAATCATCCCTTTTTATTACTTTATGCCCGTTAGATGTGAGGCTGTGCATGATCTCCACTAAAGACTCATAACTGCTTCTCATATCTGTTAATTCTACTAAAGTTTTTTGCTCTAACTCTTTTTGCTTATTGATAAGCGTTATTATAATTTGTTCTAATCTATTTTGAGATTCCTGTATATCTTCCATGAAAAATTTTTGCATGAATTGTGTTTGCCGCCATATGAACCACATACTGGCACCAGCTACAGCCACGCTTACTCCAAGCCTCTCTACAACCTCTAGTATTGATTCCATTTATAAGCTTCTAACTATATCAGCTAATTCATTGGCTCTTGTTGATGTTTGTCTGGCCCATAGGCTATCTAACATCTCATCAGCAGCTTTATCCCAATCCTGGACCTGCATAGCAGCTAAAGTTTTACGAAATTTAAGAACCCCAGATAGCCCAATTTGATAAACCATGTTTACTAGGACCATCTGTAGATCCTCTGGAGCATTATCATACCAGGCAATCTTATCTTTTATTCTGGGTATTAAAATATCTAAATTTTCCTGCAAAATAAGATCACATACTTTTTTAGATAGTTTTAGATCCTTAATTGCAAACCCATAACCAATAGTATCATAATCCTGGGTACACTTATAAACTGTGGCCCTATAGCCTTCATGCTTTTTAATACTATCTATAATTTTCTGCATTAATCACTATCTTTAACTACAGTAGTAGCTACAACATTTAACGCTGGCAAAAAAACATGGCTAATAGAAATTATAGTATCACCATCTGCTAAAAAGGTGCTTACATCTTTAGGAAGCACGCCAGCACTTGATGCCTCTGAACCTTGAATTTTTGATAAATCAGTTGCATCATGCACTATAGTATCTACAGTTATTGCCATTTTAAATCCTTTCCGCTACTATGCAGTAGCCTTTTCTAATAATTGAGCTTTATTATCAGATGTTAAATATGCTATACCATTATCATCCATATAAGCTTTTAATTCTACAGCGGTCCAGCTTGAATCTGGAGAGCTATCTTCTTCATAAAATTCCTTACATTGATCTGGCATATTATCAACAGATGCAACGCCTCCAGCGTTCATAGTATCAAAGGCATCTGTTCCTATATGATCAGAAACCCAATGAGGCGCTCCTGGCTGTGATTCTTTTTTTAATTTATAACTTGGCATTATTACCCCTTTAAAAAAAGGGGAGTTTTTAGGCTCCCCTTTTTATTTTAACTAACTAATCAAGATTATGGATTTGTTATTCCAAATACCTTGCCTTCATCAACAATAGTAGCACCATAAGCAACATAAGCAGCAAGCTTTGTTCCTAGGAAATCTACAGAGTATTGACTAACTACAGTTGGCTCAACTTGATAAGCTAATTTTAGATTATCAGGTTTAAATACAGCGCCTACAATAGTATCTGCAGTACCACTTGCAGTAAATCTATCTGAAACATACAAAGGCATTCCAGCTAAAGATCCAAATGCTGCAATATTGGCACCAGCTCCAGGAGTTGCAATTCCAATAGAATTTGCAAAGTCAGCTGATGTGAATCCAGTAATTGTCATCATGCTACCAGCTAGCTCTGGAGAAACTACCATTACATAGCCATCTCTAGGATTAGCTCCCTGGGTGTACATTGATGAGATAAGATCTTTTAGATCTGCTAATACAAAAACATTATCAGTATCTAATGAAACCTCTACCATATTACCAATAGTACCACCAGAAAAAAGATCACCAACAAAATTTTCTACATCTTGCTGAATTGCATAGCCCATACCTTCAACGTACATATTAAACATTTCTGGAGTAGCTTGAATTTTAACAACATCAGAAATAATTTGAGCAGAATAAGCTAATTTATTAATAACTAGCTTTGTTTCTGTATCATTTGGTGAATGATAAGCAATATTCGCAGTTAGAGCAGAAACATCTTGCGGTGTTGTTGCTGTAGCTGTTTTCTGTGTCATTTTTGGAATATGTATAGTATCCCCTTGCCCTTTTACCAAACCAGATAAAGATGTATCTGCTAAAGATAAAAAAGTTGTTGGTTTTTCAAAATAAGCCTTTACACCAGCAGACCACATTTCTGGAACAAAAACTGTAGCATCAGTAGTATTCCCATATGTAGCGTTTACTGCTGTATTAGCACCTGCATCATAAGCCATTATTTAACTCACTTTCATTTTTTTAAAAATTGATTTTGATAAGCAGGCCAATTAGCCGCTCTTTCTTTTGGATCCATTTTATTTAATTCTTCAAGAGTCATTTTTTGACTTGGCACCCTGCCAGCCGCATTTGCTGCTACACTTTTAGGATGCTCAATATCCAAAGGCTTGGCCTTGGTTTTAGAATTTAACAACTCTAAAGCATCATTAGGTAGATCCTTTAATTTTTCACGCTCCTCATCAGTATATTCAGACAATAAAGCTTCCCTCCTACTGGATTCTAAAGCATTGTAAGCATCAGATATTTTAGTAAGCTCCGCTATTTGCGCTTTTTGCTTTGCTATAATTTCTTCATGCTTGCCTTGTTGCATTAGCTCGGCTTCATTTTTGGAGGTTAATTCAGCCTCCAATTTTTCCACCCTAGCAGCTAATTCCTGCTTTGCAGCTCTTTGTTTTTTTGAGTTTTTTACTTCTTGATGATATAGCGCCTCGTGATCTAAACTAGCTGCTGCTGGTTCAGTTGAAGCTGCTGCTTCTGTAGGTTCTTGAGCCTGCTGGCTCTTGTTCAAATCTTCCATTTTAAATTAAATCCTTTTTATTTTATATGAAAATTCGTATGGAATTTATTAAATTTTGTGATATAAAACAAAAATATTTTATGGAATATGTAGATAATATTGAACAATTTAAAAAATCTTGGTTTAACTTTATAGAATATAAACCACATCCAGGCCAGGATAAGTTGCACTCTCCTCCTGGTGGCATATTTCACCCTAAAGATAATCCAGATGGAGTACGCTTTACAGTTGCCTGCTGTGGTCGTAGATTTGGAAAGTCTTATGCTTCAGCTAGAGAGGCGGAATTGATGCTGGTCCAGCCAGGCAAAACAATCTGGATCGTAGCTCCTACATATGAAACTGCTGATAAGATATTTAGAATAGTATATGAAGATTTGGTAATTAAAAAAGGCTATAAGCCATCCAGGTACTCGCAAAAAGATAAGGTCCTAGAGTTTGATTGGGATGGAGGAAAATCTATTATATGCGGTAAATCTGCTGAACATCCTAGCTCTCTAATTGGTGAAGGTTGTGATCTTGTTATATTTGATGAAAGCTCAAAAATACCTAACTTTCAAAAGATCTGGGAAATGTATATTAGACCTACGCTATCTGATAAAAAAGGTCGTTGTATATTTATCAGTACACCAGATGGATTTAGTTATTTTCATGAATTGTTTTTAATGGGCCAATCTGGTGTAAAAAATTGGTATAGTTTTAATAGCCCATCCTGGGAAAATTTTCATGCTTTTCCAGAGGGTAAAGATGATCCAGATTTAATTGAGGCTAAATCTACATTAAGCAAAGAAATATTTAACCAGGAATATGGTGCAGAGTTTACTGCTTTATCTGGTAGAGTTTACGCTGATTTTAGTAGATCAGATAATGTAGGTAGTTATAAGTATGATCCATATAAGCCAGTATATTTAAGCGTGGATTTTGGTTATCGTATGCCTGCCTGTATATTTTTCCAAACAGAAAATATAAATGGTGCAGATCATGTTTATATAATAGATGAGATAATTCATAAAACAAATTTAAAAACTATTGATTTAGTTAATATGATAGAAAATAAAAAATATAGGATTACCCAGGTATTTGGTGATCCAGCTGGCTATCAGGTACAAAGCTCTGTAGGTATTGGAGAAGCTCATATATTCCATCAACTGCTAGGCCAACCAGTATTTGCTTTGAGAGATAAAGCAAGTCGTAGCATTAATTCTGGCATTTCTCATGTAAGAAATTTTATATGTGCAGAAGATGGTACTAGAAGGCTACATATTGATTCTAGCTGTAATGGAATTATAGAGGATATTGAAAGTTACAGATACCCAGAAAACAAAGAAGGTCTGGCCCTAAAAGATTTACCATTAAAAGATGGCTTTTCAGATCATGGTGCAGATGCGCTACGTTATGCTATGATAAATAAATTTCCAATAAGGCAAAATAAAATAAGGACTTATGCAGTATGATAAATGCTAATCAAATTTTGATGGATACACAAAAACAAGCTAAAGCAGAATTACAAGCTCAAAGAAAAGATCTTGTATATAAACTTTTAGATTATTATAGTGGAGATAATACGGATCAGTATATAGAGCATAGGTTTAGCGCTAAAGCTTACCAGGAGGTACCTCTAGCATCTTTTAATGTTACTAAAAGAATGATTGATAGGATGAGTAGAGTATATACTCTAGGCGCTAGCAGAACACTTCCATCTATGCAGGATAAATATGATTTATTAACACAAAATAAAGATTACAAGTTAAAGCATATCGAAAAATTAACCAGGCTGCTAGGTACTGTAGCTACTCAAGTTTCATATAATGCAGAAACTGAAATGTTTCATTATGATCCAGTATTTGCTTTTGATGTTGAAATGAATCCAGATGATCCAAATAAAGTTGATGCTATTATATTTCCATTAATATCACAAACTCATGATGTATCTTATTCTAGTGATATGCTATATTGTTATATGGATGCTTTTACAAAACAGATTAGAAATGAAAAAGGTGTAATTATTAGTGAGGAACCAAATCCATATGGATTTTTACCATTTGTATTTAGCCATAGAGATCATTATTTAGATGGTTTTTATTGTGCGCCTGCTTATGATATAGTTAATTGTAATGAGCAGGTAAATATATTATTAACAGAGGCCTGCCTAGGTATGCGCTTCCAGATGTTTGGCCAGTACGTTGTAACTGGGTTGTATGCAGATGATACATATAAAAGGGTTGGATCTGATGAAATGATCGTATTGCCAGAAGGCGCAAATTTAAGCATAGAGGCACCTAAAGTTAATGTAGATCAGGCCCTGAAACTTGCCAGGAATATGCTAGAGCTAGTAGCTCAAAACAATCATTTAAGTATTTCTTTTGCAGATACTAATAAAGATAGGCCTAGTAGTGGAATAGCTTTAAAAATAAAAGATCTTGAACGCCATGAAGATTACCAGGATGATCTGGAGATCTGGCGCAGATGTGAAATGGATTTTTATAATATGGAAAAAAATATAGCTGTATTTGCTGGCATAAATTTACCAGATACTATTGGCATAGATTTTAATGAGCCAGACTATCCGCAGGCTGTACAAGATCAAATAGCTATGGATACTTTTATGCTTCAAAATGATCTAACTACAAAGGCTAAATTATTGCAAAGGTTAAATAAAGATCTAACATTAGAACAAGCTCAAGAGCAAATAAAAGAAAACCAGGAGATAAATGGCACAGCTAACAGAGGACCAGGAGAAGGCCAGTCAATTTTTAGTAGATTACGGAATGGAGCTTCGTGATCTAAATGATTCTATAGATACTGAAATACCAGAAGATGATATAGAGGAAATTATGGATGATCCAGAGCAATATGCGCTAGATTTTATAGAAGCTACATTTGCAAAGTTTTTACCTAAATATATAAAAGCTTATAAGTTAGGCCAGGATCTATCTAAAAAGGTATTAGATCTATAATGGGATTAACAACTAAAAGAACATTTGATTTACACAAAATGGCTACATCCTTAAATAAGGTCATTAGCGATACATTAAATGTACATGGCAGAAGGGTAAATAAAGATATACAAGATGGTATTAGATCTGGTAAGGATCTGGATGATCAGCCATTTAAGGATCTATCCGATAATACCAGGAAATTAGGCGGAAATAAACCACTATTTAGATCTGGCAATATGAGTAAAACAAAATTAACACCATCAAGATCTGGAGAAAATCCTATATATCAAATCGAAATGGTGGGAAAATCTAAAAAAGCTGGCAGGAGTGAAGGCGGTAAAGTATATGGAGCGTTTCATAATACTGGATATACTAATAGCCCTAAATCCTGGTTCCCTAATGCAAAGGTACCACAGCGCAGATGGTTCGGTATTTCGAAGCGTATGGAGCCTGGATCAGAAGGCCATAAAAAATATGAGTTAGAAAGATCTATGCGCATTAGATCAGCTTTTAAAAAAATGGGTAGATAATGGCTATAGATTATGTAAAATTATTTGGTGATGATTTTGATACTGTGCTAAAGGCTTTAGATGGATTAACTCCAACAGCTGAAAGAGTGCTTTTAAATAGTTTAGATAAAATGGTATTTGATGCCAGGACCTTTTCAAACAATATACAAAAGCAAATAACAAATTTAAGTGGCAGCGGAATGAATAGATCAGCTATTGCAGAATCATTAAATAATGATATGAAAACTGGAGGCAGAATATTTGGCCAGCTTAAAAATGATGTAAAAGCTGGTATAGTAGATGGAGTGCAGGAGGTAGCTAGATTAGGCCAATATGATAATTATGATTTAGATAAAGGTGAGTTTACCTGGATAACTGTAACTGGCCATAAAATTTGCCCTGATTGTGTTGAAAGAGAAGGTGATAAAGGTACATTTAATTATCATGAAGAAAAAGGCTTGCCAGGATCTGGTTGGTCCGTATGTAGATCATATTGTTATTGTGTTTTAGATCCTAGCGGTAAACTGCCTACAAAGGTTCAGGGAGTACCATTAAAAGAAAAAAGGATTAGAAAAAAAGCGCCTACACAACCTCAATGGAAGCCGAGTATGTCAAGAAAAGAAGCGGAAATTTGGGCTGCTAATAGTGAAACTCCACAAGAAATATTCCATGGAACAAGAAAAGGATTAGGTCAAAATATAGCTAAAGAGGGATTTGATACTACAATACAAGGAACTGGTAGCCTGTATGGAAATGGCGTATATGGAACTGGAGATCTAAATGTTGGATTGCAATACGGATTAGATGGAGATCTGTTAATACTAAAATACAATTTAAAAAATCCACTATCTTTAGAGGCTAAAGAGTTTTGGGATTGGGGAGGCCTGGCAACAAAAAATATAGATGATTTAAATTTTACCCAGGACTTATTTAGAAAAGCTAAATTTGGCATAATGGATGATCAGCTAGCAAAATGGACTCCAAATAGTTTTCACATAAAAGAAGGTATAGAAACAGTTGAGCAGTATGTTGATTATGTTAAAGGTACTGATTATTATAAAAGATTTGGGAATAGATATACAGGCGGAATAGATCCAAAAACTGGCAGAGCTTTCGTATCTGACCAGATTAACGATTTAAGTGAAAAGTTTGATGATTTTTTAAAACAAAAATATTTAAATAATGATCCTGAATTTCTTGAAATGATAAAAGAGCTACAAATGGGAGGAGATGTAGAAGATCTATTTTTTAAACCTGAATGGGGGAATTTGAGAACTGAATTTTTGGAGCAGCAGGGATATGATGGATTAGTAGTTAAAAACGCTAGGTTGCCTGGAACTATGAATATAGAAAAGGATTTCGATGATTATTTTGTAGCTTTCAGTAAGGAATCTGTAGTAGTAGTAGAAAATTAAGGCAATAAAGGATCATCAAATGATTTTTTAGGCTTAAATACCCTGGCCTCATATACTATACCATTATCACCTTTATATGGCTTATTATGGTTTACTTTACCAAATTGTATATCCAATGGTATTCCACCAGGAAAAGCTGCACAGGCTGAAGGCTGACCATCTATAAATTTTATATGCTTACAAGTTAAACAGCTACCTATCTGTTTACTCATCCCAATTCTTGCTCCACTTTAAAACCCAGCTATACATCAAAAACCTCTGGACCTGATGTAAGTTTGATAATTGATAAAGGCGCTTTAGAAGGACCAAATCCAAATCTAGCTCTATATATAATATTAGTAATTTCAGCCATGCTATAATTTAAAAGATTAAAATCTTTGTTCCTATTACTTTAGTTTTTTTACCTATAGATTTCCAGTAAGCCATGTTGTTTATAAATGCTTCCTCTGTAGCTTCAAAGCTATTAAACTTATACCAAACTACTAGGCCCACATCAGGCACATCATATGTACCTGTTTGAACTATTTTATTTACATCTATATTTATATCCATTATACACCTCCATATATTTTTTTATAGCTTGAATCAACCTCGATTTCTAACTTGGCCATCATTAATATAAAAGCCACTTTTTTCTTACTGTCAGCCCATTCAGCTGGAGTAATTCCAGCATCAGGCGCACATTCAGCGCAGAACTTAACAAACTCTGGATCCCTGGCTTTATTATGTATTTCAGTTATTAAAGCCAAGCTATTGCCAAATTCATTAGTAGTTACAGTAGCCATTTTAATACCTCCCTATATCCAGCTTAAATCAGCAGTTTTTACGATTTCACCTTCAGATGTGATAAACTCAAAAGCATTTAAAGTAAGATGGCCCATATAGTCATCTATATCTCCATAGTTAATAATATTTTCTAATATAGTCATAATATATGGTACTAAAGAAGGGCTAACTATTTTTTTCATTTGGAATAATTTTTCAACTACTTCCATTTCAGTATTAATGCTAGTATAACCAGCAGAAGCTATGAGATAACCAAATATATCACAACTTGGAACCTTCTTTAAGTCCTCACCTTTAACTAACTTATATTCTCCAGAAACTATCATTTTATTACTCCTTGTTTTTGTTAAATAACTATCAATCACATAAGTAATTTAGAGCTTTTATATAATACCTGCAAACACTTTTTTAAAAAAAATAAAATTTATAAAAAAAATAAAAAAACATTAGGATCATATATATTAAGGTACCTATATTTATTATGTGATTGATACTTACTTAAAACAAAATACGGAGAAAAAAATGAAATACTTAACTACTGCTCAAACTGCTGCATTAATTAGAAAAGATTTAAAAGCTAATTTCCCTGGCGTAAAATTTTCAGTTAGATCTAGAAGCGGATCTGCTATTAATATAGAATATACTAATGGACCTGCTGAAGCTGATGTAAAAGCTATAGCTCGTAAATATGAGGCTGCTGGTTTTGATGGCATGATTGACTACCAATATAATATCAGCCATTGGTATAATGAGGCTACTGGTGAGGTATGTGTAGCTAATAACCAAGGCAGCGCAGTTACTGGCGGTTGTTATGAAGGTGAGCAAAATGATTGCCCTGGAGAAGGCTGGGAATGTGTAAGCTTTGGAGCTGATTATATTTTCGTAACTCAAAATATAACAGCTGGTCATTTTATAGATGCTGTTGAAATAGTCGCAGAAAAAACTGGCCACTATGATCTAACTACACTTGATGCGGTTAGAGTTACTGAAAGTACAAAAGCTGGCTGGATCAACTACAGCGATTTCGCCTGTAATGGTCGTGATTGGAATGAGGCCCAATGGATTAACAACTTAATCTATGAAACTGCTAGAGAGTTATCTGTAGCTGAATATATGGCTGCCTAATGAGCAATTATTACAATAACGTAATAAAAAAAGAGGAGCTGGCCCTAACTAGCTCCTCTGCTCGTAAACCTCGCTACAGATGGAATAAATGTAAATCATGTGGCCAGGATGTTAATATAGAATTTAAAACTATTTGTGAGGAATGTAATGAAAAAAAATAATATATATATAGATTTAGATCTAAACTCTACAAACATAAAACTTACTAATCATATAGAATATGGCAAGCCTGTAACTATTTGGTATAAAGATAAAAAAACTGGAGAATTTACTGCTGGCTTCCAGGTAGATTCTAAAACCATGATAAGACTAGCAAACAGAGAAAGAAAAAGAGCTTTAAAAAATCTATAAATAAAGCTCTTTTCTATAATTTATTTTTTTAGATCTTTAGGATCATCATCTCCCCAGATCAAATCTTTATCACTACTAGTAACTATTTTAGAATCACTCCCATTTATACGAATACTATTTTTATCCATAATGATTTCTTTGGATCCCTGGTTATCTGTTAAATGTCTTACTAACTCTTTAGCTATAACTACCATTGGATCTTCTTTTTCTGCGCCTCCTGTAGCTCTTTGTAATAATGTAATTAGCCCAACAGTTACAGATGATACTAATCCAGATATTACTGCCAGCTGACTATCTCCCAGAGTTTTAGCTGAAAATATTAAACTAGCTACCATTAATAATATGCTAGGTAATGCCAGCAAGCTGATCACATAAACAGCTCTATCTCTCATAATTCTAGTTTTAGCATTTCGATCCTTCTGAAGCTTTGCTATTTCTTTATCAGTTATATTTTTCATATTACCCCTTGTTTTTATTTTTTTCTATTTTCTCGGCCTCAAGCTTTTTTAGTTTTTTAAGCCAGGCATCTCTTTCAGATTTTGATGGGCGGCCTCCAGGCATTGGTTCAAGCCCTAAAGCTTTAGCTTTTTTATTTAATTTCTTGCGCTCATATTTGGCTTTTTCCTGGCTCTTTTTTCTTTTAAGGATTTCAGAGTCTATAGCTTTAACTCTTTTATTATCTATAGTATTTTTAATGCTAGGATGATCATTTGTTTTATCTCTAGGCGGTAGCTTTGCTAAAATTTCCTGGGATAATTTTATAGACTCTCCGATCGCTTCAGGTCCTAGATCTTCTACAATCTCTGCATCTTCTATATGATCAATTTTCGCAGCTTTCAGATGCTGCATAAATGGAGCTTCTACTTTTACTACTAACGTATCTTGTAATTTACCAAAATGCTTTAGGACTAATTCTGCGGCCCTAACATTTCCAAGCTTTGCTTCTTCTAGTAATGCGCCAACTACTAAAGGTAACTCTTTTCCAGCTAGCTCCATATATCTATCATATACCGCCTCTATCATCTTTGGATCATTACGCCAGCTAGCTATTGTTTCATTTTTAACTTTTAATTCCCTAGCTAAAAATTGATTAGTTACGCCTGGATCCATAGCAACTATATCTATTAATATTCTTTTTTTCAGCGCTGATTTTTCAGCTGGTAATCTGCTCATTAAATTACCCCTTTATATTTTAAATTTTCTCGTAAGGTGAACTCCGCACCAGCAGATACAGATCCCCCCTCCCCCTCGGTGGATCGCAAACCTTTTACCCCTTTCATTACCCCTATATATAGTATGCCATTACCCCTTTTTCTGATAATTGGTTTTATGTAAACTTTTAATATACTACATATTGTGGTGTATAGATCACCCCTAAATGTAAGCCGCTGGGGAGTTTGTTTTTCCAGATCTAACCTAGCCTTCACTATCTTTATCCCTGGCATATATAGCCATCAATATAGCATCCGCTGTAGCTAATGTTACACGCTGATCTGGATACGCTTGCTGGGCCAACTGCTTTAGCTTATTCTTTCTATCTTTTTTATCTTTAGGCATTGATCCAAAATGTTTCATCCATTTGCCTGGAGCTACTATATCATATGGTATCTTTAGAGCCGCCAAGATGCCTAGCCAGGTTCCATAGTTTTGGCCAAATGTAAACATAGACTTAACACCTTGCCCTGGCATACTGTGTACAAATTCTATAACAGCTTTAGATCTAGGCACATCCATCATATCTAAAGGTATCTGTATTTCCTCTACCATATCATGTACTGTAGCAGGGCATTTGATACAATATAAGTTATCATGATATATAATTGCTATGCCACCTGATTTACCTGGATCTATACCTATATATAGCTTATTCATTTCCTATTATGCTCCCTAGGCTCTTAAATGATCCTTTACTGCTACTTTTATCTTCTTTATGTAAGCTGGTAAGGCTTGCTATCTTTTTCGAGCTTTTAGGGCTATCCTCTGGCGCTACAGCTATATTAGATTTCTTTGGTAGACCTATAAGATCAGCTATAGATTCATCTTCACCTACTGGATCAGCTTCATAAGCTTCCCTAGCTTTCCGCTCCTCCTCTCGCTGGCGCTCCAGGATTCGCTTATGCTTTTCCTCTGCTTTTAAATCAGTTGTTTTATCAGGTCCTGTATCAATAATTTCATTTAAATAAGTTTTATTAGCCAGGTATCTAAAACCATCTGGTCTAAATTGTTTTTCTGTTACTAATACAAACCTCTTTGTATGGTTCAATACAATCTCATGATCAGATTCTTTTAATGCTTTCCACTTGTTCCAGGCTTTTTCTCTGTAACTATCTTTGTTGTATGTTTTCCACCATTTAAGAAAAATATCACTCATACCGCTTTTGTTTGTTTTAGTTTTCTTTACTTTACTTTCTTTTACTTTATTTTCTATTACTTTACTTTCCTTTGGGGAGGAGTCCTCCTTAACTACTCCTGGAGTCCTCCTGGAGTGTTCCTGATCCTCCTCTATAAAGTTATACTTACTAGGTGTTGGCTTGCTGATCTTTTGATGATCGCACCATTTTTTAATTTTGATCAGGTTTTGATCCTCTGCTTCAGTTTTTTGATTATAAATAATAAGATTTTCAGCTTTAATTAGATCTATATAATACTTTATTTTAGCTAGATCTATTTCCATATCGCAGGGAAATATCTGCGCTTTTAACTGCATTGGAGAGTTTTTTAAAATACCTTCATCATCTGCCTGATTCCACATACCAATAAATAATAATCTAGCTCCTATTGGCAAATTCATGATCTGCTCACTAGTCCAAAATTCTTTTTTTATCATTCTATTCCTGGCCATCTTTACTCCTTAACTTATTCATTATATATCTAAACAGCTCAACAGCTGCCGCCCATATCACAAATGGGATTATTGATAAAAAGAACCATACTAGCATATAAAATAAAATTTCCATTATCTATAGGTCCTCTTTACAAATTTTTGGTAATACTTAAAATAACAATCATCACAAACTTTAACTGGATCAAACTTTATAAATGCAACTATTCTATTAGCCCAGTTATCACAATCATTACATTTAACACTAGGCTTAAATGGTGGTTTTTCAAAGGCTGCCATTTCCCTTTCAGTTATCCAGGGTTTCTTCTTTATAGGCATTTCTTTTTAAATATTTAGTAGCTTCATTTACTATTCCATATACAGCAATAGCGCAAGTAAACATACCTACAAAAAAAATTATTGCACATAATATAGAAACTATATTATATAGCCCATCAAACAATATACTCATCTTACATCTCCGCAAATAACACAAACAGATCCATATGCTCTATATGGATGATCGCATCTTTTAAAATCTATTTTTTTATCACTAGGCTTTTGTCCTGGACCTCCATCCTCACTAGATCCAACAGCATCACTTTTTTCTGTAGATCTATGAAGGCCCAGGCAAAATAATAGCCTAGCTAGTTGTGATTGATAGCAACTACGGAGTCTAGGCCAGGAGGCCTGGTAGGTATCACTAGCTAGGCTTAACATTAGAAGGGTATATCCTCATCATTAATAATAGCTTCAGGTAGTACTTTATCTGGATTCCTTTCTTTGAAATCATTCCATAAGATCTCAAGTTTTTCTGCATCCTTTATACCTGATGCGCTTTGTGGCGCTATTTGATCAGAGCTAGGTGTAGCTACTGGATCCGCTGCCTTCATTGGTCCAGGTGCAGGATTTTGTGTTACCTTTGCTTCCTGCATCAGATCATTTAAATTTTTACCATTTAATAACCAGATCTTATATGGCTGATTTGTTTTTTGATTTGTTCCAGATTTAAACTCTATACTAAACTCCTCACCTTGTTTTATAAATGCGGCTTTGATAAGTTTATTAACCGACTCACTACAAAACCAGGTCATACTCTGGCCATCTACTACTACATTATAGCCATAGTTCATTTTACCATATTGATCCTCTTTACTATAAAAAGGCTCTGCTCCCTCAAGCGTTACAAGCCTAGGCGTGTTTAATGTTTGCTGTGGCTTAAATAGCGGTTTCTTTTCTGTTGTTTGATCCATCTGTTTTTTCTCCTGATTGATCCAGGCTGTAATACCTGGGCTTTTGTTTTTTCTCTTTTATTACTGGCATTTTACCAAGTTTATTACTAATCATATAATTAAATAGATCATATACCATATACCATACCTCTGGCTGATAATTATATTTAACTAACTTATAATTACCAGTTTTTTTTAGATATAGACAGTATAGATCATCAATATCTCCAAATGCTGATCCATGTAAACTATCATATAGTATTTTATATGCTGTTAGCTGTAGTTCATGGCTTTTTGGGTACTCATTACCAGTTTTAACATCTACTATAGCTAATCGTAAATTACCCTTTTTATCTGGTATTTTACAAACTATATCCGCTGTACCTGCAAAAGGGTATCTATATCCTTCCTGATGCCTATTTTTATACCTTTTTGGATTATATAATGTTATCTCACTAGCTACAATATCTACGCTATTTTCCTGGTAAAATTTTATATAAGCTTCTACCATAGTTTTATTTAGATCTGTAATTGGTACAGTTTTATCTTTTCTTTCGTTATACCATCCAGCATCTGTATCTACTGTAATCCCTGCATTTAGATCATCAATTATAGCATGGACCAAAGTGCCTGCATCTGCTTTTTCCATAGCATAATCTAAAGCATGAGAGTATGAGAGAGAATCTCCTAGCCATTTGTTATAGCCATAACCTTTAGCTAAAGCTCCATCTAATACACTAGTAACTCCATAAAAATAATGCCTTAAACTCTCATTGGCAGCAGCTATATCATAATATACTCTACCATTACCAGTATCCAATCTAGCTATCTGGCAAGCTGGCTCTAGCAAGCTTTTTATCTTCCCAGGAATCTGGCTTTCTTTTTCCAATTCTCTAACCCCTTTTTAAATATTTCTACCTGAAGATCTGCTTTTAAAACCTTTTTATCTTCAGTTTTATTTTTTTCTTCTAACCAGATCATCTCGAATCTTTGCCATAGTCCTATCGGCACCCTAAAATTAAGCTGCTGGAATAATTTCTTTTTAACTTTCATTGTTTACCTCTTTTATCATTAAAGCTAATTGCTCTATACTAATCCTTCTATTAACTATTACAGATCCTGATCCAGAACATTTACTACAATCATATTCATATGATCCATCAAAGTATTCTGTAGATCCAATACTACCTATACCTCTACATACAGAACATTTTTTGTTTTTCTGGATCACTATCCGCACATCTTCAAATTTAGCCATTTTTATCCTCTTTTATCTCATCTACTAAATGATAGTATATAATAGAAACAGCACAATCATTATTAGCGCATCCCCAATTACATACCATACCTTCTACATCCTCTATTCCACATTCATCCATCATATGATCACCACCCCATATAGCATCATGGCCACAATAAAAACATTTTGGCCTCTCATGCGCCATCTGTTAATCTTTCCAATAACCATTGGCACATTACACCAAAGCCAAAACATACAAGCGCAAACATGAGCGTTTCCTGGACCATAAACAACCTTAATTCTGAAGTCCAATACATATATAGATCTAACATAAAATACTCCTAAAATAAGCTAATTTCATTAGTTTTAAGCCTCCAGCAGTTTTGCTTCTTACCAAACTGCCCTACCCTGGAGGTATTAGATTTAACCAGCAGATCATTATTTACCAGGGTATTAATAGCTCTGCATATACTAGAGATGGGCCAATTCTTATTAGCCTGCTTACAGATCTTCTCAACATCATCACGAGATAGAGATCTATCATCATTATCCTGGAAGATCAAATAAATATACTCATCCTGGGTTTTAGCCTGGCTCCAGGACCTATGGAGATCTGGATATTTCTCACCATTAGTATTATAGAAAACTGATTTTATGGCCATTACAAGACCTCCTTATTTATACAGCATTTTTTAAATTTCTTACCTGAACCGCAAACACATTTTTCATTCCTGCCAACACCTTGGATTTTTTCTTTCCAAATTCTTCTTTCATTATACATAATTTTTATATCAGGATTTGTACTTACTAAAATATTTCCTTCCCAAGCTAATCCTTTATCAATATCAATATTATACTCATGTGCAGGCAACTCTGTAATAAATGAACCATTATTTTTTTCAATATAAGTTACCATTACACTAACTCCTTTCTTGAGGTGGCTTATGCCACCCCTTCAAATCTATGTTTATAAGCAATTGTATCTTCAAGTTTTGAAATTTCCTCATTACCATCCCAATCTATACTTTTACTATATGCTTCATACTCTTTATTATCTACAAACCATTTTAAGAGTTTCCATGTTTCAGGAACATTTTTCAATCTGATTCTCTCAACACCTTCTCCATAAAATACATGATTATATTCTATATCAATCATATTAGAAATACATCCTTGATGCCCTACAGTTGTAATAGTATCACCATACATAAATCTTAAACCATCATTTTTAATTAACTGCTCACCTATTGAGTTTTTAAAGTTTTGTTTTTTCATTACTCTACCTCCTTCTCACAATAATCGCAGCAGCTTTGGCATAGGCCAACAAACCTAGGATGATCAACTGCTAAAACTAATTCATCCGCACCATCTAAACAATGCTCACAATATATATCTAAAATCTCTTGATCCATTTTTTCTCCGTTGTTGTTATTAGTTACTCTCTCAATCACATAGGTAATATAGGGAGTCTAGCAAATACCAACAAAGACTTTTTTTATTTTTTTTAAATTTTTTATTTTTATTATTTTTTTATTTGCTGGTATTATAAAATAGCTGTATATTTGTTTCGTGATTGGTATTAATAAAAACAATAAAGGAGTAAAAGTGAAAATAGAATACGATAAGGTAGTTTACAAATCAATAAGCGCCCCAGATTTAGATCATGGTGGCTGGATGGATGTCGAGGTAATCATACAAGGGGGCCAAGATAAAAATTATTATACTGTATCTGTAAACAGTATTGCCCCAATACGAGTTAAAGGCTCTAATAGCTTCACAGAGTTAAATTTCTTAATGGATGTATTGGAAGAAAATGAAGGAGCTTTATTAAAGAAGCTGGATATATGGGCTAAAGAAATAATAGATGCTTATAAAATTGTATCTGCAAACTCTAAAAATTGGAGATAAATCTATAAACTAGAGGAGGTAACAAGAAGAAAGCCCTGGCCGCTATAAAGCCAGGGCTTTTTATCAGGAGAGGGCTTTGACTATTGCCCTGTTAGCGTAGAGATTGCTAAAACAACGGACCATACAGCTAGGAATATCCACATGGCACCTTTAACAAATGAGAGCGTATTTTCTGCTTTTTGGAGTCTTTTATTTACATGGTGAACATAATCCTCATTTCGGATTATTCTTTCTTTTATATAGCCAACATCAGCTTTTATTGATGCTATTTCTGTACTGATCTCTGCTAATAATAAGCTTATATCTTTACTATCCATATTACCAACATTCTTTTATTTTTAAACTTACAGAATATTTTCTGTGCATTTTTTGAGTAATTTTTAAACTTTTCATATCGAACCTACAGATCGCAAATTGATCTGGATTATTATTTGGCGTATCACCTCCACCATCAGGATTAAAGATAAATGGTAAATTTCCTGATCCTGCTGTTCTGTTCCAAACACTACTAAAAAAATCTGTTCCTGATAGTATATTAGATGTAAAGTCTAAAGAAACACCATCCGCAGTTTCTGTTTGTGTAAAATTATCACCATATCCATCAGTTGTTTCAGCTTGATAAGATGTATTAGCATTAATAGGAAATATCTCTGTATCAGCCAGGAAGGACCAATTTAAGGTCCATACTCTCCTGCCAGTTCTAAAAGAATCTACGCCACCTAGTTGCCATGGACCATAATCTCCCCATTTTGCAGGGCCTGTATATAAAGTATTAGTTAAAGAGGCTCCTCCAGCGCTCTGGCTAGTCTTGATGCCATCATATTGATACTCTAAAGATACATTTAAATCTGGAGAAGATATATCATAATAATTACCTATACACCATGATCCAAACTTAAACTGTTCGCCTACATTTGCTGAAGATATGCCAGAAAAAGCTAAATGATTTTTTCTAATTTTTGATGGATCTATTGTATAAGTAGCATTTGTGCCATTAAGCTCTACAAGGCTAAAGCCATCAAATTGTGGCTTTCTCACAATTTCTGATTCATAATTTGAATTTACAATATCATTAATAGCATTAAAAGCTGGATAATGTAAATCAGTTGTACCTACATCTACACCTAAAGAAAAATAATATGAAGAATCTACAGTTTTTAGGTTGTGGCCAAGTACACCTGCCCAGTTTACCTGTTCAGGATCTAATACCCAATTATCTGAATTATATCTGATGCTAGCGCCACCAGAAACAGCTGATGAATTTGGTTCTAAAAATCTTTGATTTGTTGGGTTTAACATACCCATACCCATATAAGATCCTTTTCCATCACCGTTAGAATTATGTAGGGCAGTTCCTGTGTATAACCCTAAAGCATTAAAATAAGTATTCCAATCCACATAAAATCTAGGCCTGCTGCCAACATTTTGATAAGCCATTAATATCCTCCTCCGCCACCAGATCCACCAGATCCACCAGATGTACTTGTCGGTGCTGGAGTGGTATAGTTAGCAGTAGTTTGTCTTGATCTTTTTATTACTCTTTGTATCCTTGCAGGATCTACTTTAGAAGCATATATTTCTACAGAATCTTCATTATGAGTTCCGCCTGTCATGGCCTTACCGTCATTATGTATATGTATTAAAGTATTTGCTAAAACTGGATCGCCATTACTATAATTATACTGGCCATCATATTGGGTTCTAATATTATTATTTACAACAATATCATGCTTATTAAATCTCTGGACCGCACCCACTAAAAAAGTTTTATTAGATGTACCCCATTTTGTTCCATCATCTTCCCATTTTTGACCATCTAGCTGCCAAAAATCTACGCCCTGTAGCTTTACTTCAGTTTTTACCATTTCGTTGTTCTGTATCATATTACAAAGTAATATCCTAAAGTTTCCTTCATAGCTAAATAATTTATTTGGTATATCTTCATCAGCCATCATAACGCCAACAATTTTCTTTTTATTGCCGCTGATAAATAAATTATCTGGGCTTTCTGTAATCTTTATAGCACCTTTGTAAACTATCTCAAAGCCTCTAGCAGATCCTTCAAATATAACATTTCCATCTCCGTAAACTAACATTTATATCTCCTATTATCCATATAAAACTATATTAACTATCTGCACAACATCTAATACATTTACTGCGCCATCTTGATTCATATCTATAGTATCGAAAAGCTCACCAGTTGGATCATATGGATTTTCAGCTAGTACATAATTTACAGCTATTACAACATCTAAAATATTAACTACTCCATCACTATTTGCATCTCCAGCTTGAGTAACTGGTGCATCTGGATCAAATACTACTACCGTCCAATGCCTTAAAAAAGACCATTGTCCGATATTATCCTGTACAGCACAACATACCTCATATTCGCCTGCTGTTGTTAAATCTGGTAAATCATAAAATGGTAATGAATTACTGAAAAACCCTCCATTTTGTTGAGATATATCAGCGCCATAAAAAACTGTAGGATTTGGATCATTATCATCATTTGGTACAATCCTAATTTGCCTATCAGGGCTATCTTCATATAAATATTTTTCATAATAATTTTCTTGCTGATCTTGGATAAATATAGTATGTGTTATATCGCTTCCTTCAAAAACTAAATCTGCATCTGAACCCCAAACTGCCGCTATATAGAATGATGGTGGATTGTCTGTTATATGATTAAAAGTTACAATAACATCTGCTGTTTGCTCTGTATAATAAATATCAAAGCTTGAATCTACTAAATTATTAAATTTAGTTTTATATCTAAATATATAATCAACTCCATTATCATCAATAAAATCTACATTTGTTCCAGCAGAGTATGTAGTTTGATGAAAAATAGAAGAAGGATTTATGCACTCAACTTGATCTACACTTACAGTAACACCATCTGGCAAATTTGCCTCTACAGTATCTCCTACTGGATTTACATAAGTAATGCTAGCAGTAGCTTCTGGAAGCTGAAAAGATGCACCTTGTAAAGGTCCTTGTTCTACTGGATAGTCATCATTTAATATATTGATCATTATAGGTGTTAAATCTACATTTAAATTAGTAGTATATACTGGTATAAAATCATCTGGAGGTTCTGGAATTATACCAACAGAATCTGGAAAATTAAATTTATCCTCAAAATCAAACCATGCTTGATCTACATCACTATTCTCTGTTAAATGATGCAACTGCATACATTCAATTTCAACAGAATCTATTTTTTTCTGTATTGATGTTATAAAAAATAATGGATAATAATACTGGCCGCCAACTGTAGATCCATCTGGATCTATTTCTCCAGTTGGATTCTGTATTAATCTATAATCTATCCCATAAGCAGTAATTCCACCCAATAGCTCACGAAGCTTAATAATACCACCTACCTCAAGATCCATATATTTTAAAGGTAGTTTGATCTTTAGCAATAAATGATCGTTTCTATATTGATTAAGTAAAAAATTTAAAAGATTATTTTCTGTATCAGTATTATTTTCATTCCTAATATACTTACAATCAAATTCTAAATGAGCATCATTTGAATCTGTAATATTATAAAACTCATCTGGACCAAGATCATTAGAAACAGAGCTTAAAAGAGAGTCTTGTGAATAATCATGATGATAATTTACAGTTACTTTTTTATATATTTGTTCTGGCTTTGTTTTGTTAAATGAATATTTTATAACATCAGAAACATTAATTAACCTGGTTTTATTGCTATCATAAGTAGATGAAACGCCATAACTATCCTGTATAGAATTAAATCTAAACCTACCATCATTAGCAAAATATGGAAAACATTTTGTGCTTTTAGCTATATCTTCTATTAATTTTTTAGAATCAGTTTTTTTGTTTATAGTAAAAGAAAATTGGTAATGAAGATGCTGTAGCCTTGCTTTTGTGAAATCATCAATATCTATTTGCTTATTAGTTAAACCAAGTTCACTCCTCAATATATCATAAATAATTTCTACTGGATTTTGTATTAAATATTCAGCATAATAAAAGGGATTATCATCAAACGTATTTACCCTTCCTTTTACATCTGCATAAAAATCTTTATCTAATGGATTTTTTATATCAGCTAAAAATACCATATCTAATTCCTGGAATCTAGCATCAAGAAATCCTGGTATTGTTTCATTGGTAACATTAGGCCCTAGTTGAGAAAAGAATACTATTTCAAAAGTAGATCCATTATTACAAAACATAATTTGCGCATTATCTATAAATGTTGATCCTGTTTTAAATGCTATTGTTGCACCATTAGGATTTTTAGATGGATCACTTAAATCTGCTACACTATTTATATCACCTGAATTAAATATAAATAGATCATTATAGGTTATTGACGTATCCGCATATGTTGTTATATCTCCAGTACCATCATTACTAATATCCTCTGTAATAACGTGTTCACTATTAGTACCTCCATAGGCTGTAATACTTAAAACAAAAAATGTAATACCTGTCGTATCTGATCCATCAGAGCCTGTTATCGCTGGATCTCTATGTAATGATCCGTAAGGTTCTGGTAAAACTTTATTATTTAAAGCAACAATTAAATTATCAGCTTTTTCTAAATCATTAATTGGAGGTGCATTTATTGAAATTACAAAAAATGAATCTCTTTGGCCTGATACATACTCAAAAAACTCACCAAAATCAGAATTATCTATATAATTAGATACCTCTATTGGGATTTCTGTATTTAAATCACCATCTACTAGAGTTTGTAGGTCCTGATTAGAAGCATACTCTAACAAATTAGTATCATCAAATCCACTTTCATAACTTGATTTCATTAAACTAGGTGTAGATGGTTTTAAAAATGATTTAACCTGTAATCCACCTCTGCTAAATAATTTTGTATGATTTAATTTAACTTTTTTATCATCTACATTTTCTTCCCATTGATCTTCTAAATTATAATCATCTATTTGATCTGAATCAATTATACTAATATTAAATGGAGATCCTAATATTTGTTTCTCTATTGTTTTAGGTAAGTTTACATAGCCATTATCTACTGCAATATACATAGAATCAACATTTTGATCAGTAAAAATATCATGGTTTGAGCTTTCAACTAATCCTTCAATATCTTTATAATCAATAGTTAAATCTTCAAAGCTAGGCATAACTACTGGACTCCTAGAAACACGCCCATATACCATTGGAATAGGTTTATTTTTATATTTATCTGGTATTCCTTCTGTTGATCCTACAGATTGTTGTGGTAATAGTTTGTGAATTTTTTGCTCTGTTAGATCTTCTAGCTGTATAGATACCTTTGTATCATCATGCGATATTCTTCTGATTACTCCCTGGTATATCATTTTAGTCATTTGTGGAGCAAATCCAGTTTCTATATAATGATCATAAAAAGATTCTTTAGTTGCATAATCATCTACACTAAATATAGTAGAAAATTTATTTGCTGTTGGAGAAACAAATTGTACGCTACACTTCCAGTTTAATAGACTAGTATCAGCTAATTTATCAGAAAATCTTTCTCCATTATATTCGTAATTTGATATATCTAGCCTTACATTAGAAATTTTAAACTTTCTTGATTCTACATTTATTGACTCTTTTATAGATGGAATATTTAACAATAATGGCTTAAAATGCACTTGCCTAATAAGATCAGGAAAACCAGTATTTGGTAGATGTATATGATCTAAAGATACGCTATTTGTTGAAAGGTGTATAACATCAGGATAATGATTTGGCCATGTTGTTGGAGTATTAGGTGGCTCAATAGTAACTATTGGATATAAATGAGTATTTTTGCCCTGTGTATCATTTTCAAAAGACATTAAGCATCTCCCAGCGTTGCGCCACGCCTAACCGCTTCCGCTATCATTGGAATAGCCTCATTTTCTATAAAATCCTGGCTCATTACATTACCAGTAAAAGTAATATTTACTGGCTGTGATCCCTGCGGTCCATCTATATTTGGACCATCTAAAGGTGTTATAGATACCTGTTCGGCTCCAGCCTCACCAGCTAAAATCATTGTAGGCCTTGTAACTACATCATCCATACCAGTAGCAGCTGCTTTAAAATCTCCTATTGACTTGCTTATTCTCATTACATTACCCATACCATAAGCTATAGATGCGGCTGCTGGTATAATACCTGTAGGGAATCCTCCAGCATTTGTATAAGCTTTATTAGCTGCTGAATATGTATCTATAACAGCTTTTGTTTGCTGTATTCTAGCAGCTATCTTTTCCCCTCCAGCAAATTGGCCAATAAAAGAGCTTAAACCCCCTAATAACATAGAATGATGTTTTAGCTGGGCCATCTGTTCCATTTTATCAAATTTATCTCTATTGGCCTGCCTTTTTTTCTTAAAAGAATCTGTTATTTTTGTTAGCGTTTCTTCTCCTGCGCCTGTAATTTTAGCAGCATTTAATAATCTGGTTTCTTCTAAAAATAATTTTATATTATTTTGTTCTTCTATACTTTCTATTTCTGATAAATGAAACTCCTGTAATTTTGTTTGTGCGGCTTCTATTTCTGCATCTGTAGGAGGTTTTACAGTACTACCTCCACCTGTACCTGGCTCACCACCATCTACTGCACTAGCTGCATTTGCGCTATTTATATAATTTTGCATAGCTGTAGCATTTTGCTCTAACTGATCCATCTCTGCTTCATACATTGGTAAAATTTCTTTTAAAGATGCTATCCTATTCCTGGTAGTTATTGCTTCTTCTTCAGGTACTTTATTTGTATTATAAGCAGTTTCTAAATCTATCAATTCTTGTTTGAATGCTGCATACCCAGCAGTTACAAATCCTAAATTTCCTAATACATTATCTAGCTGATCAGTTGTTTCTCTTAAAGTTTGTTTATCTAATTCTTTATTAAGATCAGCTACAGCTTTAGCCTGCGCTTCAGCTGCCTTTGCAGCCTTTAAAGCTGCTTCCGCTTGCTTTTCTTGCTCTGTTTCCGCTACCTCTAAAGCTCCGCTCATATGGATCAACTTACCAGCTACAAGGCTTATAGCTACAGCTGCTACCCCCCATGGAGTTTTAGCTAAAGCTGCCGCTAAAGTCATTGATCTTAAAGCTGCTAATAGAGTTGCCGCACTATATATACCTAGTGCTGTAGCCGCTACACCTATACCAGCAGCGTATGAGTTTACTGTTTCTGCATCCAGGCTTTCTATAAATGCTGTAAATCCTTCTACAGCCTGTTTTATAGCCCCTTCATTAGCCTCAAATACTTCTATCTTTAATCCATCCATAGCAGAGGTAGCTAGCTTTAGCTTACCTTCTAGCGTATCTAATTGGACCTCTGCCATTTTTTGAGCTGCTCCACCTGCGCTATTAAATGATTCTCCTAAAGCATCTACTGCATCTACACCATTTAACATAATCTCAAAAGCTGATACAGATCTTTTACCAACTAAATCAGCACCATCTACAATAGGATCAAATCCATCATCTTTTAATTTCTTTAATTTCCTCTGGAAATCTTCAAATGATGTTATAGGTCCGCCCATTCTTTTAGCAAGCTTTGAGCTAGCATTTCCAGCCTCTAATAATATTCTCCGTAATGATGTACCAGCCATAGATCCAGCAATACCAGCATTTGCTAACTGGCCCAGAATTGCAGTAGTTCCTTCTATATCCACTCCAGCAGATTTTGCTATTGGAGCTACATAGGTCATAGAATTAGCAAATTTATCCATATCCAGAGCAGAGCTTGAAAAAGATAGGGCCATAACATCTGTAACTCTTGTAGTTTCAGATACATCTAATCCAAAACCTCGGAGCGTACTACCAGCAACAGCCGCAGATGTAGCTAGATCTGATCCTACAGCAGATGATAGCGCCAGGGTACCTTCTGTAACTCCAGTAATTTCTGTAGCTGTAAAACCTAATTTAGCAAATTCAGTTTGTAGCTCTGCTACCTGGGAGGCTGTAAATACAGTTGTAGCTCCTAAATTTTTAGCAGATTTAGCCAGCATATCAAACTCTCTACCAGATGCGCCTGATATAGCTTTTACATTAGCCATAGATTGCTCAAACTCTTTACCAGTAGATATAATAGATCCTATTGCTCTTTGAGCCGCAAATATAGCTACAGTAGCTGTAGCAATAGTAGCAGCCATACCACCAAAGCCTTTTTCTGTTTTATTTACAGTTTTATGTAAATTATTTATTTGAGCTTTTGTAGCTGTTATTCCTTCAGCTTTTAACTGTATTATTAATTGTTCTTTACTTATTGCCATTTGATTCCATTAATTTGTTTTTATAAATAGCATCTCTTGCAGATAAAGCGCTTTTAATAGCGTAATGCTTCTGGATCCAGATCTTTGGAGTTTCTCCGTAGCATCCATTATATGCTGGAGTATTTGTATCTTTGCAATACATATACTTTTCAATATCTTTCTGTAAATCTTCATCTAATAAATTACCATTGTAACAAAAAAAAGGTAATTGCTCAAAAACTGCTATAAGCGTTTTTTGGCGATCACCTTTTGTATAATCTTTAGCCTCCAGCCATAACTCATA